TTGGGGACAAACGTCCTGGCCGCATTTTTGCCAGAACTGGATCCAGCAGCAGTGTGTTTGGGTCTTATACCAAGCTCTAAGCCATGACTCTCGTAAACGCCCGCGCGGCCTTCGAAAAAGCAGTCACCGACGCTGTTGCGGCAGCTGATAACACGGTGCTGATGGTTTACGACAACGTTCAGTACACCACCCCCGGCAAAGACAAGAAATACATCTTGATGACGGTCAATTTCAACCGTTCCACCATCCAAAACCAAGGCGCAGCCCAGGATTATTACTCCGGCGTCATTCAGTGCAACGTCTACGTGCCTAAATCTGCTGGCACGTCTGTGCTTTCTGCGATTAGTGAAGCAGTTATTGACGGCCTTACGTCAGTCAATGCTTCGGGCTACACCGACACTTTTAGTGTTGCGCCTCGCGTATCCGACATTTCTGGTCCGACGCCGCTTGAGTTAGAAGACCGTTCTCACTTCATCGGGATTGTTTCTTGTCAGTTCACAGCAGTTGTGTAGTATATTGAGACAAACGCTACTACTTTATGCGCGCTACCGAACTGCTCCGTAACAAGTTCGGCGTTAGCCAGCTGTATAAGCACGAAGTCAAAGACGGCGACGAAGTGGTGCTCGAAATCTATTGGCATCCGCTTACCATCGCTGAGCGCGAGTCAATCCAGAAAAAAGTCGGCTCTGACGACGCCAACGACTTTGCGCTGGGCATGATGATCGAAAAGTCGCTGGACGCCGACGGCAAACGCCTGTTCCAGGACGGCGAAAAAGCAGCCCTAAAAAACGCTGTTGAAGCCTCAATCCTTCAGGAAATCCAGCTTGCCATGCTGTCTTCCGGGTCTGAAAACAAGGTGGAGGAAGCGAAAGCAGACCTCAAAAGCTAATAGCGACTGGTACTTTATCTATTTCCTCGCCAAGGAACTAGGAACCACAGTCGCCCAGCTCGCCCAGCACCTAACCCAAGAAGAGCTAATTGGCTGGGCCGCTTACTACGAGCTGCACAACGAGCAGCAGGAAAAAGCAGTCCAAAACGCCAAAACCGGCTCTAGGGCGCGCTCAATGAGTGCGCGGTAGACTGGAGCGTAAGACTCTACGTGTTCCCCCGTGGCTCAATACGACGTAGATATTGAGATTATTTTGCGGGGAGACCGCAAGCTTAAAGATTTTCAGCGCCAGCTAGACAAGATAAATCAAGGACTTTCGCGGCTCCAAGAAACGCAAAAACAAGTCCAAACGAGCAACCCTTTTAATGCTGCGGGCATACGGACAACAAAAACAATAACTCAAGAATATGTCGAGCAATCAAAAGTACTAAACGCGCGTGTAAGAGTTCAAAGACAATCTATAAAAGAACGTGAAAGAGAGCTTAAAAGACTTGTTGACATAACGAATCAGGTAAACGCTGCAAAAAGAGCAGATGAGCAACGTGCAGCTGCAGCAGCAAGGGCGGGCGCAGCAAGAAGTAAACGCGCTTCTGCCGCAGTTACTGCCGGTGCGTTTCCGCTTCTTTTTGGTGGCGGTGCGTTTCAGGCTTTGGGCGGCGCTATTGGCGGCGCAGCAACCGGAAATATGTTTGGCGGCGCAACAGTTGCGCTACAAGTTTTGGGTGGCGCTGTAGATAACTTTGCTGCAAAAGCTGTTCAGCTAGGCCAAAGTTTAAGTGAAACTGCAGGGGATTTTACTGCTGTGGCAGCAGCAGCAGGTCTTGCGCGCACGCAAACTGAGACCTACATGAATGAAATTAAGAAGTTGGGGGATGATAAAGAAGCACTACGTTTAGCTACTGAAAGTTTGGCTGATGTTGTTGGGCTTGACGGCGTAAATGCTTTAAGAGATTTTGGTACTGAGAGCACAAACTTAGCTAATACCTTTAGCCAAGCCATGGCTCAAATGCAGGCAAGCTTGGCTAGATTGTTGGGTCCTTTATTGGGGGCAGTAGGTAGAGGTGTTCAAGGAGCTGTAGATGTCGGTGCCGCACAAGCGTCAAACGACCCCAGGCTTATAGCAATACAAGAAGAAATTAAAGAACGCCAAAGAGGGTTAGGTCGTGACCCTAATCTTCCTGCTCGGGATAGTGTTGAAAACAGGCAAGCTATACGCGATCTTGTAAAAGAACAGCGAGAAATTTTAGCGCAGATAAGACAAGATCAAGCAGACACTGTTCGTTTGACTGCGGAAAGACTCGCAAGAGAAAAAGAAATAGCTAAATTAACTTTTCAAACCCCAGAGCAATTAAGACTGCAAAAAGCTTTACTTGGTACAAATTTAGATTTAACAGACAAAACAGTTCAAAAGTTAGAAGAGCAGTTAATAGCAGAAAACTTAAGAGTTAAACAACGCGAAATTTTAGACTCTATATCTGAGAAAAATTTAGATGCAGCTACTGCGGGCAAATTATTAGATGAAGCGGCATTAGACGCAGATAAAGAGCGTCAGCGCTTACGCCTAAACATAAACAGTGCTGAAGAAGCTGCACTCAAAGTGCAGGAAGCCGCAGCTAGACGTTTGTCGGCGGAAGAAGAAAGGCGCCAAAACGCGATTAACCGCAGAGTAAAAGCAGTTGAAAGGGAACTGGAACGCACTGACAAAGCTTTTGACAGAGCAAGCAGTCAGTTAGATGACATCATTAACAAGCACGAAGACAAGATGGCGTTCGAGCGGGAGTATTCTCGCTTAATTCAAGAAGGCAGCACGCCTGCTGCGGCCAAGCAAGCAATCGAGCTTAAAAAGCAGCTTCTAGAGCTAGATCGGCAATACACAAAACTGTTAAAGGCTGTAGACGCGCAAATTCTTAAAACAGAAGCTTCTATTGCAGACCTGAAGGCTCAAACAGGAGTTACTACCGAATACGAAAAACAAGTAAAAGCCTTAGAAGACCTCAAGAAAAAGAGAGAAGAGCTTGAAGGCAAAAAAGGCAAGGCTAAGGGTGCGATTGAGAAAGATTTGGCTCCTGAGACAGGGCGCGACAAGATTGAAGCAGAGATGGAGCGTGTTCAAGGCGCTCTTAACGATCTAATTGACCCTGCAAATCAAGTCATTCTTGCCGCAAATGCAATCGGTGATGCCTTTAGCGAGTCATTTAAGGGGCTGATCACCGGCAGCATGTCTGCCCAGGAAGCGTTGGCCAATTTGTTCCAGCGCACTGCAGATCACTTTGCGGACATGGCAGCGCAAATGATTGCCAAGCAAATTCAGATGCAAGTTTTAGGTATTGCGCTTAATTTCTTTAGTGCTGCTGCGGGGCCTCGGTTAGGCGGAGGTGCAGGGCCTGGCGGTTACAGAATCCCTGAAGCGGCAGCGCCAAAAACAAGCGGAATAAAGTTTTTCGACGAGGGCGGCTATGTTTCTGGGCCAACTCGTGCTGTTGTTGGCGAAGGTGGTGAATCAGAGTACGTTATTCCTGAAAGCAAGATGCGTGAAAGCATGGCGCGTTACTCGCGTGGTGCTCGCGGTTCTTCTGTTATCCCAGAAACAGGTGCCTCTGGAACGTCAGGCGAAGGTGGCGGAGCAGCAGTTGCCGCACCAATCGACGTTCGCTACACCGTCGAACGTATTAACAGTGTTGATTATGTGACTGCTGATCAGTTCCAGCGTGGAATGCAGCAGGCTGCAGCGCAGGGTGCAACGCAAGGTGAGCAGCGAGCTTTGACTACTCTTAGGCAGAACACATCACAGCGCCGGAGGATTGGTCTCTGATGAGTGATACCGCTCTTGCGTTTGGTCATTACTTGACGTTGCGCTCACCCACGACTTTGGGTGATTACAAGTTTCAGAACTACTGGGTCGGTGAAGACGCGCCTTTTTTCACGTTAGACACAGGCAGAAGGGTCGAATTTGGATTTTTGCCGTTTGCCTTTTCAGGCGTCACCGTCACCAAGTCAGGTGACAACCAGCCTGCGACGATTGCTTTCCCAAACAATGAGCTGAGTCGTCCGTTTGCAACGATTGCAGTGCAGGACGAGTATCTAGCCAACGTTCGTACCGTGTTGATCGACCCAAACGACAAAGACGGCTACACCTTGATCAATCAGTACATCGGGCAGATCGTTAGCGCCAAATGGGATAGCCAGGCACTCACTCTTGAGATGGCATCAGTGTTTGATGCTGTTGGAGCGGACGTACCACGCAAGCGTTTGACACGGCAGCTTGTTGGTCATTTGCCGTTGACCAGCAGCGTTCGAGTGGCGTGATTGATCTGATCGGCAGACCGTATCGCCTAGGTGCTGATGGCACTGGAGCGGACGGAGCAATCGACTGCATCCATCTGGTCTATGTGGTATTGGAACGGATGAACATTCCGACGCCTGAGTTTAAGGATGACTGGTATAACCAGAGTGTTAGGCAGTATGGACGAGATTTATTGAAGTGGGGGAGTCGAATTGACCAGCCCGGTTACGATGGGGACGTGTTGCTGCTAGATCAGGGTGATCCTGTCTTTGCAGTCGTTTGGAGCAGAGGATGTCTCTACATCAATCGGCATTTGAAGGCGGTCGCATGGTGCCCTATCGACGGAGTGTCGAACAGCCACTGCTTCCGTATGAAAAGCGGCTGATTACGGCTCTTGGTTGTAGCGAGCAGGAATATCGACAGTTTGCGCAAGAGGTGGAACGTCGATATAACGAACGCCCTGAGGACTATGCGCATATTCCTGATGTTCGTGGAGACGTTACAACAGTTTTAGTCAACCTTGCAATTAGCCTGATATTAACTGCGGCTTCAATGCTGCTTGCGCCAAAGCCAAAGCAGCCTAAACAGGTTGAGCAACGTCAGCTTGGCAGCCGTCGCGGTAAAGATATTTATGCGCCTTCGTTTGGCTTTGACAGTATCCAAGAGTTAGCTGAATACGGTCAAACCGTTCCAATCGCATTTACTCGTCGTCAGGGTCAAGTTGACCCTAATAATCAAAATGACGATAAAGGCACAGGCGGTTTGCTGATCTCGCCTGAATTGGTGTGGTCACGCATGCAGGTCTGGGGCGGCTATCAAGTTGCTGAAATTGTGGCGATTGCGGGTCAAGGCAACATGGCAAAGCCTGACCTTGCCGGTATTTTCCTTGGCAATAACGCGCTTGATGGTATTTACGAGGATTATTTTGATTTCTATTGGAACGGTGGCTTTGAAGTTCAAGGTTCTGGCAGCCGTCTCCGTGCCTACAACTTGCGTTACGGCAGCTTGGTGATTGATGACGGACTGTCTGGCGCAGATCAAATCTTTTATGCACCAACTAGGGCTGGATCAGCGCAGCCAGGTTTTTGTGGTGCATTTACCCCATCATCACAGACGCGATTTGGTGTGTTCACTGGCGTTCCAAACGGAACACCTTACAGGCCAAATTGGAAAATTATTTCAATCGTAACAGGGCAAGAAAGCAAAACAGATCGACAACTGAAGAATCAGCAGAAAAAATATGTTGATCCATATTTAATGGATAAGCATGACTTTGGCGGAGGCTCAGATGACGATGCCAGCGGTAGCAGCGAGTGCGGAATGCCCGGCACTGGCACAAACTATGCAAGGCGTATTGGGATTGTTAAACATATTCGCGGGGGAATCGTTACCACGGTCAGCCACGGCGTAAGAGATACTAAGAACGGAAACCAAAGCTGGAATAACTTAAAACGAGAAGTTGATTGCCAAGTGGGTGATGAAATTGAAGTGCTTATTGGCAAGGGACGGCAAGAAGAAACACCTTTTAAAGTAAAAGACGTTGATGACGTTGACCTAAGTGATATTGAATCTGCAGTTCAGGCAGAATCTGCAAGATATGACGCGATGTTTTCGCGTGGTTCTACATGGATGGTGGGACGAACCACTTGGAAGGTAACTCGTCGCAGCACCGATGATCCTTATGACGGCTCAAGATCTGATCATGTGGCCAGTGGTATCACAATCACACTTGAATGTATTGAGACCTGGAGCCGCTTGCAAAGAAAGATTGGCATTGTTGCTGAAGAGGCGATTACGGTTGAGGAGTATTTGCCATTTACCCAAGAAGGCGATGATATTCATGAAGCGTGGTACCCCTTGCTCAAGTACGAGCTTGGGACGTTTCAAAACACGCGAGCTTGCGACGTAACTGAGATTGGCATTAAGTCTCAAGTTTGGGCCAAGTTTGAAGGTATTACCAACTTCAACACTGTCCCGTCTCCGGGAAAACTGCGTAATGCAAATAAAGATAAGATTCAGTTGTCTGAAGGCAAAGTAACTTCTTTTGCGCATCGAGTGTCGTTTTTTGCGTTAGATGTTCGCCCCAGTAATTATGACTCATCAGCAAGCACCAACGATGGCTGGGTCAACATAGGCCCCTATCTTTTTGCTGTTGTCGGTCAATCGCCAGTTGATCTTTACTCGTTTATTAGAGTCCAGCACCCTGATCGCAAGCAGTTTGAATATCGGTTGCGTCCTTTTAATAGTGCTATTTTTGTAGAGCAGAACAACGGCGAAGGTGATGTATTTGTTTTAGACGGTGGACGTTTTGGTATACAATCTTGGCTCGGTGACACGATATACGGTCAGTTTCAAATTCATGCGCGTGGATACAAGCAAGAGCCGCGAAATTATTTTACGCATCGTGAAATGGCTGCAGTGCCTGAGTTGATCACGGACAATGAAGGCAGAATTGACATTAAGTACGGTAGCGCTCAAAAAGACACGTCCACCTTTGAGATAACAGGAGTCAGCATTACAGCAAACGAAAACGGCTCTGGCTATTCGGTCGGAGATGAGATTAGAGACAATACCGTAAGCAATATTTATTCGTTGGCTCTTGGCGCTGATCCGTATTTCGACAATCTTGCCAATGGCACAAGGCGCACCATCGAAAACTGGGAATACACCCGCGTTTCAGGCAAAGAAGTTTACATGAAACTAAATTTGATTTCGTATGAGCAAAGCTACGCGGGCACGCCCCGGAACAAATGGTGGCGCGTTGAAAGTATTGAGCTTGTTAACCCCCAGAGCTATGTTGGCAAGTATTCTGAAGGCGAAACTTTTAACAAGCACGCCAGAAATGCCAACGGAATTCAATTTGCTTTTAAATATCAATTCTTACATCCCACCAACTCAGCAGGTGCGCTTGAGTTTGATACAACAGCAACTCGTCTTTGGCAAAAATACAGCGGCCTAGCAGAGGTTTCTCATTACAGCGACTTGATTAGCCGCAGCTGTGATAACGGTTCTGAACATGAAATTGTTTATGTCAACGAGACGCTCTCAGAGGAAACGATTCCTCAGTACGACGGCTGCGCAATGGCTGGCCTGAAGCTCAAGTCAAGTGACAACTTCAACCAGCTTGATCAGCTTCGGACATACGTCAAGAACGGCATTGAGGTGGAGCGTTTGGTCGATGGCGATGTTGCGTCCAGCAACTTGTTGACTGACCTGCTTTGGTATTTGGTGACGAATAAGGACACTGGAGCGGGCAACATCCTCAACGAAGCTCTTGTTGACAAAGCGTTGCTGACGACGACTGGTCGTTATCTACGCGCCAACAAGTTGTACTGGGATGACGTTATTGCTGAATCAATCAACCTGCGGTCATGGCTTTCTACTCAAGCGCCAAGCGTTCTCTGCTTTGTGTCGTTGAAAAACGGCAAGATGAGTTTGGAGCCTGCGCTGCCTTATGACTCAAACCACAAGATTGACGCAACGAACCCGGTAACGATCTCTGCGATGTTCACCGAGGGCAACATCATTGAGGACAGCCTTGAAATTACATGGCTTGAGCTTGAGGAGCGCAAGATGTTCCAGGCTGCAGTTATCTATCAGCAGTCACGAGTCAACCAGTTCCCTGAGCAAAAGACGCTGCTTGCTTACTTTGGAACAGATAACAGCGACCTTCCGATTGAAGAATTTTCGTTCAAGCACATCACCAGCGACGAGCACGCTGCCAAGGTTGCCCGGTACTTCTTATCACTGCGCAAAAACCTGACTCACACGATCACCTTTAAGACGTTGCCCTGGGGCCTGAACTTGGAAGCTGGCAAGTTCATCCGTGTTGCCAGCGAGATGAGCCCATACCGTCCCGACAACAACGGCATCATTCAAGAGGATGGAACGATTGTTTCTGCGAGTCCGCTGGTTGATTCGGCATACAGCGTTTATTACTGGGAACGGCAGAACACAGCCATCAATGAAGGGGTGTTGACGATCAAAGACGGCAAGTCAACAGGTCTGTTCAATGCAGTGTTTAGCCTGAAGGCTGGCTCTAACAGTTCATCGCAGATCTATCAAATTGAAGCGTTGGACGTTGATCAGGACGGCATCGTCACGATCAAGGCCAGCAACTACGCAGTTAATTCCAACGGCGTTAGCCAGCTTGCTATCGACGTTCTCGACACTGCAGGCGCGATTACAATTGAAGGACCGTTGGACGACTGATGGCATTTCCTGCTCATAAGCCAACTGGCCGTTCTTTTGACGCTGGCGACTACCGCTATAAGACCTTTTCGTCCCAATCCGGCAAAGAGCACCGGATTTTGTATGGCGACAAGCGAACCGGCATGACATTGCAGTTGCAGTACGCCAACATCGCGGATACCGCAGCTGATGATTTCATCACCCATTACGACGAGGTGAAAGGCGGCTTCGACGTTTTTACGCTGCCTTCTGAGTTCAGGGCTGGCTGGAGCGGTGACGCCGCAGCCATTGATGCTGCGACTGGTAACAAGTGGCGATACGAGTCACCGCCGCAGATTTCCTCTGTGCGTCCGGGGACCAGTAGCGTTACAGTCAATTTAATTGGTGTGCTCTGATGGCAAAGGTTTACACCGGCAGAGATGGCGTAATGCAGCTTGCTGGCACGACTCTTGCCAAGGTCGTGAATTTTGCTGTGTCCAGCAACCTGGAGACGCTTGAAACCACCACGTTGGGTGATGGCGTCAGAAGCTATAGCCCTGGTGTGACTGGCTATTCAGGCAGTGCAACGTTGTTGTATTACAAGGACGACAACAACGCGATCAACACGACCAACCTGCTGAACAAGATTTACAAGACTGGTACGTCAGGTGTCAGCAGTACGGATACCGTTGAGCTGACATTTCGTTGGGTTGATGGGACAGATAACAATGACATCAAGCTGACGGCTTATATCACCAGCGCAAACATTGGAGCGGCAACCGGCGACATTGTGCGAGCTGAGATTGCGTTCCAGGGCACTGGAGCACTGGCTACTGTCACAGTCTGATGAGCGTTTACCTTGGCACGTACGGGCAAGTCGAGCTGCAACGACAGTTTGACGGTGGCGAGTTGCGCTCCACTATCAATCCATCAGATGTCAACGCAACAAAGAAGCGTTTTAGCTTCGATTTTGAGCATGGCCAGCTGTTGAGCGGTGATCAGATTGAGATCACCAGCACTGATGGAACGACGCTTGATTTTATCGACAGCTACACCAAGACCAGTGTCAAGAAATTTATCCACGTCGATGAGCTAGACGGCATCAGGCTTTATGACTCATTTGCCCATGCAGTGAATGGTGGAACGACGAACGCGACTGCTCTTGCTACGCCTGCAAATGACCTACCTATCAGGGTCAAGGTTGAGAACGCAGAGTATAAAGTGCTAGCTCAAGTCAACGGCTATGAGCTAAACACTGAGCGCGAGACCGTAGACACCACCACGCTTTCTGACGAGTTTCGCAGCAGGATTAGCACGTTGATGTCTGGCTCTGGTCGGATGTCTGCGTTCTGGGAATACACCGGTAACACCGAACAGGAGCTACCAAATTATTTAGTTGAACTGTCCTTGCGAACAAGAGTAGGCAGTCAGTTCAAGGCTCGTTTTTACATCAAACGCACAACTCATAATCCTGGCGGTGTAGCTGCCAACGCTAACGATGAGGTTTTTTATGAGTTCACTGGTGTGCTGACTGGTTGCGCTGTGCAGTTCGCGCCAGACAACACTGTGAAGGTTCAGGCTGATTTCATCACGACTGGTGCGATTCAGTTGCGCATGGATCTTGAGGTTACAAGCAAAATGCTACAAGAAAACGAAGATGACGTTCTGCTTGAGCAGGGCACAACCGACGCAATCCTGCTGGATCCATAGTTGTGACGGCTCTATGATGAGCCCATCGTGGTTCATGCGTAGGGTTTCATGGCTGACCTCAAGATCAGTGCCCTTAACAGCCTGGCTGGGGCTGATCTGGTTGCAGCAGACGTGGTTGCCGTCGTTGACGACAGCGCAAGTGAAACTAAAAAGCTAACGGTCAGCGATTTAATCGCAAACGGCACAACGCTGATCTCTGACGCAACGATTCCAAGCGCCAAGATCCTGTTTGCTGCTGGAGCGATTGACACTGCAGAGCTGGCAGCGTCTGCTGTTGAAACTGCGAAGATTAACGATTCGGCTGTGACTGCAGCCAAGTTGGCTGATAACTCCAGCGTGACGCTGGTGTCAACGCTGCCTGCATCTGGCGATTTCACGGGTCAGATTGCACTGGATACTGATGACGACAAGATTTATGTGTGGGACGGATCCGCATGGGATTCGGTCAAAGGCGCTGGTTCGATCAACGTTGTTAGCGGCAGCACCAGCGGCATTGTCAATATCACCACGTCTACCAGTGGTGACACGGTCACTGTCAGCACGACGTTAGACGACACCAGTGCAGCCAAGCAGTTTCTTGCTGGTCCTACTGGTGCTGGTGGAACGGTTGGTTATCGCGCTATTGCCAGCGGTGATCTTCCAACTGCTACTTCATCGGCAAAAGGTGCTGTTGCCGTCAATGGCAATGGCCTGACGATGCGCAACGATGAAATTCAGA